TACTGTTAAAATTTACTTTGCATTTATAAGTTTCTTCAAACAGTTTTTCAATATAACTAGCTTTAGCATCCAAGTGTTCTTCTTTAAGAATTTGATAAGCATCATCAAGTGCAGGATGTGCTATATCCAGTGTATTATTCATATTCGTCTGATCTTCGCAGGGCGTTTTCATATTCCTCGGATCCTGTTCTAGTATAAGATGGATTCATTCCGTTCATTTCTAAAATGTCATCTCTAATGTTTTGATTTCGTTTTTCAATGTTAATAACTCTAACAAAACTATTAGTAACTGCTGCTGTAAAATACGCAAATGGGTTATCTGATTTAGATTCGTCAAATTGTAATCCAATTTGTGTTAGTTGTAATATTGCCTGTCCACGCATTTCATCGTTGTAGGTATAACCTCTAACATTACCTCTAGTAGCATAGCGTTCACATAATTTAATCATCATACGAGCTAATGTATTAGTAATTTGACCTGCATTTTTATCAAAATGACCATCTTCTAACGTGCCTTTCCAATGGCTTCTACCTACACAAACTAGTTCGTCGTCTATAAATTTCCAATGTTGGAACGGCGGAAAGTTTACTTTTTCTCTTTTGTCTGCTTCTGTTTTTGGATTTTTCTTTCTAGTTGCGTTTAGTGGAATATGTTCATATGACATGATTCTAAACACTAAACTTTCTTTTGCAATAGTTTTATAATTAACTTCGCATTCTGCTTGTTTAATTTTTTCGCCTTCGCTCTTTCTAGTTAAATACGCTAAGTCCCCTATACGCTTTGCTTGATTCCGTTTTGCAGTAGCGATAGTGCGGATATTTATTTTATCGAGGCTAGGTAAAATAAGGTCGTATTGATGATATAACGGGTCGGTAAAAACACAGTATGAACTTTTTGATCTATGTATTTCTAACAGCATATCTTTATTGTTTAAGTAATTTACTTTTGGTGTAAGCATTGTGTGTATCTCCATCTACCCGTATATTATAAACTCTACAGTTAATAAAGTCAAATAAATAATGCAATATAAGGAGTACAATTATGTCATTATTAGGTGCAGTATCTGCAGCAACAGCTGGTATAAGTGCAGCAGGAAACGCAGTAAGTTTTATAAGTAATATTCGATCTGCAACGTTACCTAGAGCAGGTGAAGTTGTTGGCGATTTAATGAGCGCATATGCAATTTACCAAGATAGCTCAATCAATGATTGGCGAGTACGAATGACACTTCCTACTTGGCCAAGTTTTAGAGGTAGCCCAGTGTTAGCACCTTTAAAATCAGCTGGCGGTATGATTTTTCCATATACTCCGTCAATTACTATTAATTCAAATGCAACATATTCAAAAGTCTCAACAATACATTCAAATTATCATTTTAATGCATATCAAAGTAGTGATCCAGGAACAATTACAATTACCGCTCCTATGAATGTTGAAGATTCAACACAAGCATTATATTGGATAGGTGCATTACATTATTTCCGTTCGTTAACTAAAATGTTTTCAGGTAATGATCCAAAAGCAGGTAACCCACCTCCTATTGTGCAATTAAATGGATACGGCAGTTATGTGTTTAATAATGTACCGGTTGCAGTACAATCGTTCAGTACTACATTAACTGCAGACTGCGATTATATTCCAGTTGGTACAAGTTCAAGTCTTGCAGGTGAAATTAATTCAATTGCAGGTGCAGTAGGTGGAGTTGCGAGTGCAGTAGGCGGTGCATTTGGATTGCAAGCAATTACAAACCAAGTTGAAAGTGTTGCTAATACAGTTGGTGCAATTGCAACAACTGCAGCATCAATTGGGTTTGGCGGAACTATGTCTGGTAGCGTTGCTCATGTACCAACTAGAAGCTCATTTACGATTGTATTAATTCCAATGTACAGTAGAACTAGTGTTCGTAAATTTAGTTTAGATGCATTTGTGTCTGGCGGATATCTTAATAACAGTTTTGGGTACGTTTAAAATGATAGCAAAATATAGAAATACAAGTCCATGGTTTAAAACAACTACAACTCAAAATTATTTAGATTTGTTGGTAATACGACCAGTTGCATCTTACCCGTCGGATTTTTTGTACACTATCGAATCGCAATACAAGTACCGTCCTGATTTGTTAGCATTTGATTTGTATAATGATGCAGCATTATGGTGGGTATTTGTGCAGCGTAATCTTGATGTAATTCAAGATCCGATCTTTGATTTCGTGCCAGGGACACAAATTTATATTCCGCAGTTGAGTAAATTACGATCAGTATTAGGAATATAGGAGTACAAAATGGCTAATGCAGCAACAACAAAACAAGGGTTTGTTTCAATAATTGCAACTAGTGTGTCGGAATTTGCATCTAGTATTGCAACCAAATTTGAGACTATTGGTGAACCGCAGTTACCAATACCTAACCCGTTACACGATTATGCAAGTTACGATTATATCTTAGGGTTAGGTGTACTAACTGATGATGATATTGCAAATCCAGATACAACATACATGACAGGCGACACTACAATTTTAAAAATGATTTGTAAATCTGCAAGTTGTGATCCTGAAAATCGGATAAAAACAGATTACGGAAAGTTTGATTTCTTCATAGATAATTTAAACATTGATAGTGTTATTGGTCTTGAACGTGGTAATGTAACAAATGCAACTAATATTTCGTTTACGGTAACTGAACCATATAGCATGGGAATATTTACAATGGCTTGCCAGCAAGCTGCATGGGATGCAGGACATAAAAACTGGCGAGAAGCACCATTCTTATTAACTATTGAATTTCGCGGAAATGATGAAATGGGTAACATGACATTAGCACGCGGATCTTCAAGATATATTCCAGTTAAGTTTCAAAACATAAGCATGACAGTAAATCATCACGGCGCACTTTATACTTGTGACGTTTTTGCATGGAATGATCAAGCACATAGCTCACGTAATTCCACATTAAAATCTGATATGTCAATTAAAGGAACAACTGTTCAAGAAGTATTGCAATCGGGTGAAAAAAGTTTACAAGCAGTTTGGAATAAGCGATTACAACAGCTTAAAGAAAACAAAATAGTTGATGTTCCTGACGAAATTATAATATTATTTCCAACAGAAGTTGATTCTGCATCAGCGCCAAATGGTGGCCCGTCTGCAGATGAATTGTATACTAAACTAAGTGTGAAAAAAAATAAAGATACTAATACAGTAGAACAAGATCCGGAAAAATGTAATATTATTGGAAAAGCAGTCTTAGGTGTAGGTACAAACAAAGCAGCAGATGCACCGTTTGGAAAAGATAACGCAGTATACGACGAAAAGTTAAAAGTAAATGTACGTGCAAATAATACACCAGTTACAACTGAAAATGATTTGAGATTTAGACAAGATACGTCAATTCCAAATGCAATTAATCAAGTATTACTTCAAAGTAATTTTCCACAAGGTGCATTTGATCCAAGTGCATTATCCGAAGAAGGATACTTAAAATGGTGGAGAGTTGACGTTCAAGTATACAATGTATCATCGGATGCAACGTATGCGTCAACTGGTCGTAAACCTAAAATTATTGTATATAGAGTATTGCCGTACAATGTCCATAACAGCGCACAAGTTGCTCCTGGTGATAAAGCAAAAGGAATGGATAAACTTGCTGAAAAAAATGTTAAAGAATACAATTACTTGTATACCGGTAAAAACACTGATGTATTAAATTTTGAAATTAAAATTGAAAATAGTTTTGCAGTAGCAATGGCAGCTGATGGCGGAGTACATTCACAAGATGTAAAAGAATCTGCAGAATTAGGAAGTGAAGAATCTAAAGTTGATCAAACATCGTTAAAAGGAAAGAATCCACCAGTATTAGGTGAAATGAGATCTGGCGTTGAATACATAAAACATTTAACCGGCACTGACAGACTTGGTGGCGGCGGCGCTGATACAACCGCAACTCGTGCTGCTAGGATATTTCATGACGCAGTAACTGCTGGTACAGACATGATGATGTTAGATTTAGAAATTGCAGGAGATCCGTTCTTTATTGCACAAAGTGGCATAGGCAATTATACATCAAAACAAACACAATATCCTAATTTAAATACTGACGGATCTGTAAATTATCAAAACGGAGAAGTTCATATTGTAGTTAACTTTAGAATTCCAGTTGATATCAATCAGTCTACCGGTATGTTTCAATTTGGAGGTGAAGTACCGTCGTCACCATTACTACAATATAGCGGGTTATTTAAGATAAATCAAGTTACTAGTAATTTTAATAATGGAATGTTTAAACAACATTTGTTAGGTCAACGATTACCAGGACAAGAAAGCCCGGCAGAAGAATCAGCGTTTAGCTTTGATTCGTTTACAAAAGCCGGTGAAGCCTTAGTAGGCGGCGTTAAAAAATTATTTGGATAACACATGAACGATACAAAAGACGTCTCGCGAGTCTCGCAACCGACACCAACACCCGGTCCATTTTTAGCAAAAGTTATAAGTCATTTAGACCCGTCTTATATGGGAGGACTAGAAGTTGAAATTTTACGAGCATCTGGTAACGATTCATCAGAAGGGCAACTTCATCAAGTAAAATACATGAGTCCGTTTTATGGAGTAACTGGATATGATTATGTAACCGGTCCTAAAAGTGATGACAAAGACAATAAAAAAGCTAAAGAAAATGTGTATAATAACACACAAAAAAGTTATGGCATGTGGATGATTGCGCCTGATCCGGGCACGACTGTTATTATTATTTTTATTGATGGCGATCCGAAACGAGGTTATTGGATTGGGTGCGTACAAGACGAAAACATGAATTTTATGGTGCCTGGAATAGCAGGTACGTTGGCTAATGTTGAAAAAGAAAAAGACAAAACAACTAGCACTCCGTTAAAAGTTCCTGTCGGCGAGTATAACAAGAAGTTTAACAGCAGTACTACTGATCCAACTAAATTTACAAAACCAAAACATCCATTTGCTCAAATACTAATTGATAGTGGGTTAGCAATGGACGATATTAGAGGTGTAACATCTAGTAGCGCACGTCGAGAAACACCTAGTATGGTATTTGGAATTTCAACACCTGGGCCGTTGGATAAAGATGGACCAGTTGGTTCAATTGGTAAGAAAGAACATGTATCAAAATCGCCAGTTAGTAGAAAAGGTGGATCTACATTTGTAATGGACGACGGCGACGACAAGTTTCTTCGTAAGAAATCTGCAAAAGAAGCAGGTCCCGAATATGTATCACCTGAACAAGGAGAAAAAGGTGGAGATTTTAACATTCCGCACAATGAATTAGTGCGTATTAGAACAAGATCTGGCCATCAAATATTGTTACACAACAGCGAAGATTTAATTTATATTTCGCACGGTAGCGGTAATTCATGGATTGAAATGACTGCTAATGGTAAGATTGATGTATATGCTAAAGACAGTATTAGTTTTCATACAGAGAACGATTTTAATTTTATAGCTGATCGTGACATTAATTTTCAAGCAACTGGTGACATTAATTTAACGTCAAAAGGTGCAACTAAAATAACACCGACTGCAAATTTTGAAGTTAAAGCTGCTAATACTAATATAGATGGCGGACAGATACATTTAAACTCAGGAAAAGCAGTTGCAGCAAACATTCCGGTTCGTAAACCAAATAAGGAACCGTGGGCAGGCCATGAAAATTTAGATCCGACAATGTTTGCAAAAGACAAAACAAAAGCAGTAGTTAAACCGCCTGAAAAACCAGTTGAACCTGCAATGTTTAACAAATATACAACAAAGACGGATACTTTTGAAAAAGTTAAAGGGAAGGAATAGCAATGAGCTCAGATTTATATGATAGGATTACATTACCTGCAGTTGCACAAAAACCAGAGTTAATACCACCAAAAACATATAAAGGATTTAGTACAATCAGTAAAAGTACTGAACATTTTAGTTTGTATGATTTTGATCTAATTAAACAAGATATTATGAATCATTTTCATATTAGACAAGGTGAACGATTAATGCAACCTAAGTTTGGTACGATTATTTGGGATTTATTATTTGAACCAATGACTGAAGAGATTAAGGGGTTAATACTAGAAGATGTGAATACTATCATTAATTATGATCCGCGAGTTTCAATAGATGATACTAAAGTATCAGCATATGATAGCGGAATAGAGATTGTATTCTCATTAACATACAAACCTTATAACATTACACAGCAAATACAGTTACGATTTGATCAAGAGAATGGTATTGTTGCGTAATAAAATGTGTGGTTAACAGATTCAATAAATACCATTATTAGGACAACATTATGAGTTCAACTGACAGACAAAACCGATTACTAGTAGCTGAAGATTGGAAAAAAATATATCAATCTTTTAGAAACGCAGATTTTCAAAGTTATGATTTTGAAAATTTAAGAAGGACAATGGTTGATTATATTCGCCAAAATTATCCAGAAGATTTCAATGATTACATTGAAAGTTCAGAATACTTAGCGTTACTTGATGTAATTGCATTTTTAGGACAAAGCATTGCATTTCGTGTTGATTTAAACGCTCGTGAAAATTTTTTAGAATTAGCAGAGCGACGTGACAGTGTATTAAGATTATCAAAGTTAGTAAGTTATAATGCAAAACGCCACATTCCTGCACATGGCTTGTTAAAAATTACCTCAATGCAAACTAGCCAAAATGTAATTGATAGCAACGGTAGAAATTTATCTGGGCAGGTAGTTTCGTGGAATGATTCATCAAATGCAAATTGGAATGATCAATTTATCAGAATACTAAATGCAGCAATGCCGTTAACGCAGCAGTTTGGAAATCCGTCAGACAAAGCAACAGTTTACGGTATACCAACAGAAAAATATACATTAGAAACTATAAATGTTGATGTTCCTGTGTTTTCTTTTACAAAAACAGTTGCAGGTCGAATGATGAATTTTGAAGTTACAAGTACAACATTTGCAGGGAAAGATTACATTTATGAAGAAACTCCGCAAGTAGCAAGGAAATTATCTTGTATATTTAGGAATGATGGCCGCGGTTACGGCAGCTCTGGATCCGGTTTTTTCTTTAATTTTACTCAAGGTACGTTGTCGTATTCGGAATTTACAGTATCGCAACCAAGAAGTAACGAAATTGTTGATATTGCAACAACTGGAATTAACGACACTGACTTATGGTTATATCGATTAGACAAAAATGGTAATGAAACTGACGAATGGACTAAAGTGTCAAATTTT